ATTGGTTTTCGTTAGTTTCCATATTTAAATACATTCAGGGTTAAAATATCCCCAAGCTTCTACAAGTTGGGTTGTCTCTTCTAGCTCTCTGCTAGTTAAAGGGTAGGTTAATTTATATTTAGTGGTAGTTAGGTAGCTATCGACTAGCAGTGCCTCATAGATACCATCCTCAACAAAGTAGCATCTAAACTCAGCAGTGTATATGATACCTCCATCTTCAGAGTCCCACCATACATTGATGTAGCCTTTTTTTAAGTAGTCTATCTCGTAGCTCATAGTGCACAGGATATATACATTCCTACTAAAAAGAGTGTTAAGGCTGCTAAGCCCTGGATAAAATCAATAGTTCTCATCTAGTCCTAGTTTTTCGATTAATACTAAAATTGTTGCATACTTAGTTTGTAGTCTTTGAGCTGCAGGATCAGTGTGCCCGAATGCTCCTACCATTTCATTGTACTCATCTCTCAACTCTATTGAATAGAGGAGGATAGTGGCTTTCATTTGTTCTGTTGTCATTGGTTAGTTAAATTGGTTAGTAAATAATTATTTTCAAATATACGTACTTACAATGAATTGTATACAACTTTATCGTTATCAATAATCATTCTAAATAAGGAATGTAAGGGAATAGCCTGAATTTATACATGAGAAGTAAGGGAATAACCTTAAATATACTTGACAAAAAGGGGTTAATATGTTAGCTATATCTTACATTAAGGCACAATTCTAGCTATTATGTTGGTTATAACCGTCACAAATTTTGTCAAGTTTATGGTGCAAAAAAAACCCCCCTGCTAAACTAACCAAAGATGCAGAGGGGCTAAAAGTTCCATATTATGAAACCTAGTGCAAACTTACAAATTAAATTTGTGACTATCAATATATTTACTAACTAATCTCTCCCCTGTGCTAGCCCTCAATAATTTTATAGTAAGTATCCTACCACCAAGGGGCTTAATGGGAGCTCCACGTTCAACGTGCCACCCTTGGGAGCCATCTCCATACTCTTCTTTATAGGTACCTGTTAGCATTAAATGTAATTGCTTTTGCTTAAGCACATAGCCTCCTACACTATGATGATCTATTGTATCTCTTACATCATTTCTGCAGCTGTTCTCATGGATGTGGCCCATTGTAAACACATCAAAGTTCTCATAAGTTTCTAAAGCCCTGGTTAAATTGATAGCTCCCTTAGTAACTATACCACCACCACCTGATCCATGGAAGTACTTTACCTTTGTTGAGTAGGAAGATCCCCATCCTGAAAGTTGCTTAATAACAAACCACCCACCATAGCCACCTGTTTGTATATTAGATCCTGCTTTATAGTTTAGCAAGTCTACAAATCTTTGTAGGATATCAGTTTCTTGAAATTTGATTATAGCAGTTTCGTGGTTGCCGTATCCTACTAGCTTAATGATGTGAGCATAAGGTAAAAACCAATCTACAGCAGTATTAATTATACTATCTAAATACATAGAATTGTTATGCTCAGGCCTAATATCTGACTTTGAGCTCCTCCGATCTGAGCGACCTTGCATACAACAAAATAGGTCCCCATTTACCATAACAGGTATATCCTCTTGTAAGCAATAGTCAAGGTGTCTCTTTAGCATATCTCTATCACAATGAGGGTTATCCCAGTGCAAATCTGATAGCATAGCAATTTGAGCATAAGGCTTATCAATGGTAAGCTCGTGCACATTCTTAGAATGTTTAATCATAAGTATAGTTTAAGTAAAAGTCTAGTAACGAAAGACAGGAGTACTCCTATTATGAAGCCCCATAGTAAGAGCATCCAATTAGTTTTTGCTTTTTGCTTTTTTTCAGTTTTGTAGATATACTTATACTTAAGCACATCCTGCTTTAAGATTTGTGTTTTGTATTTGTATTCTATCCTGGTCTGATACCTGGTCTTAGGCACATAAACATTCTTAAAGCTGATGATAGTATCCTTAGTAGTTATTATTTTCTCCCATACAATCGTATCATTTCGTATCACTGCAAAGCTATCTACTGAGATAATTCTAATCGTGTCACTATCCTGCACTAACTCTAGGCCATACTTGAGTGCCTTCTTATAGTGGTATTGTGCTTTCTTAGCGTCTGAACAGCTAAATAGTAGGGATAGTACTAAAAGTGGTAGTAAGTGTCTCATAGGCTCTCTAACATTGTTATCATTCGTGGGCATGGGTAGATATCACTCTTATCCTTTCGCACTGAATTGTGGGTAAATATACCACTTTCTCCACGCAAAGCACGTTTATCTATATCAAAGATGGTAGCAAAGTAAGTGCGAGGTATATTATATGTATCACAAAGGTAGACTAAAAGCTGTCTAGTGCTTTCTATTTGTGCATCTGTATAAGCCTGCCAATAGATATGACCTTTGTATTTTTTATCTAAGATAGTAATCTCAGTATAGTCTACTTTGCCACCTACATAATTGTAGTAATAACCGTTTCTTTTGGTTAATGGGCCATAGTTGCATATCTCTATACCTATAGATATTCTATCTAAGCTCTTGTATGATACTCCTGCCTCTTCAAATACTTCCTGTTTTAAGCCCAGGTGATAAGCCCAATTTTTAGAGCTGAAGCATTGCACTATAGTGCCTCTATTACCAATGATAAAAGCAGTTGCTACTTTGCCTACTTGATTGTTGAAAAATTTAGCTACATTAACAGCATCAGGGCCACCTGCAGTATGGTGCAAATAGATTTGTTTTTTGTCAGTAATCTCATCAACAAATTGGTCTTTAGATAGTCGGCTCTGAACTATCTTTGTTATATCTAACTCCATCTATGTCTTTTTTAATTTCTTTAGATCTTTGTAGTAAATTCTTAAAAGCTGACCATATATCTATGCCTTTTACAGCCTTGTAATTTTCGGAGATTGATATAACTTCTATGCTTACTAGCACTAGGGATAGAATTTTTGTGAGCATTAATGGTACACTAAAAAATGTTAAAATAATATCATTAAGAATATAGTAATCTATCAGGTAGAAACCGATAACAGCTACCTCATATAAAAATAACTTAGACACTATAGCACTAAGCTTGCGAGATGTAATGGGCAGCCCTAACTTCTTTGACTTCCATATACCTGTTAGCGTATCAACAAAAATAGCAAACCCAATTAAAAATAATATACCTGAGATAGGCAAAAAGAAAGAACCTACCACTGCGAAAAGTTGAATGATGTATTTTTGTATTGATGATATAAGAATGGCTAACTGTAGTTTCATTAGAGTATTAAGATAGAGTTATTGTATCCATTCTCTCTAAAGTTACCACATAAGCCAGTGCAAGTGTTTTGCCATTGAGTAATGCAGCTGCAGTTATTGAACATAGGCCGTAAATCAGTATCTAAGTTAGTGGTAGAGATAAATTGAGGGAAGAGTGCCCTGTTCACTAGAAGCCATCTAATAAGTCTCTGCTCAAAAAAGCTAGCTTTCTGTGCATAGTGCTCCATACCGAAGGCTACCTCATTACGAGATACACTAGCAGAATAATCTCCTGATTGAGTTTGTAAACCTTTGTTTTTAAGTTGGTAAGTTAAGCCAAAGACAGCATCTTCAGCAGATCTCCAAGCTATTACAGGTTGAATAAACTCAACTAAATCTACCTCATCAGGGTTAAGTGTCTGAGCATTATACTGAGTGAGCATATAGTTATAGAAAGTAGTGCCTAAAATTGGCTGTACTCTAAGAGCTGCCTGAGTAGCTATGTATGGTGTTACATCAGTTACATCTACGTTAGCTGTAATAGGAGTATTAACTTTAAGATAAGTTTCAGTTATGAAATATAGCATTATACAGTTGTTTTAGTAAGTGGGGGTAAATCAGCTAGAGCTCTTATCTCATCAGGTGTCATATTATCTAATATCTTTTGAGCAACAGTTGGGTGCATAGCACTGATTAAATTGTTTATTCTAGAAGCATCACCTTCAAGTTCTACTATGCTCTCATCTATTACCTGAAAGTTATTAATAGTGAAATCTGCAGGTATCTTAGAAATTGTTAGTAACTCGTTAAAGATATGCTCAACACAGTTCCTAAGTTCCATTACTACATTCTTTTCAAAGATAACATAAGCCTGCTTAATATCTGCACCACCACCTAAGCTACCGGTAGTTCTTACCCCCATTAAAATAGGATCTATAGTGTGAGCAAAACAAATCTGCTCAGTGTTAAGCTGTGAAGCCTCCTGGAATAAACTATCATTGCCATTAGTTGGCATTGCTTCTATTTTAGGTAACTGCTCAGCAGAATTAGCAAAGAACGCTACAGCTTTACCTGCATTGGCTGCCCCTTTCATTCTATCAATAGTTTCCTTAATCATGTGCTTCTCTTCCTCACTTTGTGGCCTCTTAGGAAACATCATAGCAAAGCTAGGGAAAACACTATTTTGGATATTAGACTTAGCAAAGTAGCTTAGCTCACCTGATAAGAAAGCAAAATTAAGACAGCTTGTATATTGTGGTAGTGAGTAGTGATCCTGCCCAATAGACTTAATCTCATAGCAGTATAGTTGCTCATAGTCTGAGTTAGCTATGTGGTATGGCTTTATCTCTTGTATGCCTATTCTCCTACTCCAGTCATCACAAATAAAATACATTTTCTTATCTGCACTTATTCTTACCTTCTCAGGGGATACATTCTCTATCCTAGTAATCTTTTTACCTTGACCATAGCATATCTTAAAGTATACTCTATTGTGTATAATTAACTGCTTAGTAACAGCCTTAACAATATGCTTTAAGTTTATTTTACGTTCAAAAGTATATAGCTCT